CCAGCTCTTAACAAACCTAGAGGCAACCTACTTAGACAGAATTACAAAGTAGATTCTAGAAACCAATATGGACCTGGATACATTTCAGGTTACACAGCTGGTGGTAAAAGAGACGGAGGGTTAGTATAATGGCACAGCCAGAATTTAACTTTGACCCTGCCGAAGAACAAGCAGCATCAGACTATGCTGCTGAGGCACACCACATGGAACAGGAAGAGCGCCAGGCAAAAGAAGAAGGATACTGCATACATTGTGGTTCTGACATAGACGATTGCACTGGTTATAAATGTTGGATATAAGGAGAACTATTTGTTCAATCATATCGAAGTTGAAATAGATCAACTAAAAAGAAAGAATACAGACAAAGGCCGTAGGTACGAAACACCTGACGGTCGTTTGTATCCTTCTGTTACTACAATTCTATCTCATAAATCTAAGCCCTATATTGATGCTTGGAAGAAAAAGATAGGTGAGGCAGAAGCTAACAAAATTTCATCTAGGGCTGCTAAGCGTGGCACATCAATGCACAAATTAGTAGAGTATCATTTGTTAAATGAAACAAACCTACATGAGGAAGGAGTTCAATCCTTAGACTTGTTAGATAAAGAAATGTATATGAACAATATGAAGCCTTTGTTATCTGATATAGACAACATTAGAGCTTTGGAAGCAACTATGTACTCAGATCATTTACGCCTAGGAGGCCAAGCAGATTGTATTGCAGAATACAAAGGCAGACTTTCTGTTATAGATTTTAAGACTTCCAACAAAAGAAAAACAAGATCACAATGCTATAATTACTTTATACAATGTTCTGCTTATGCTATTATGTTCGAAGAAAGAACAGGCATTCCTGTAGATCAAACAGTAATATTAATGGCACAACAAGACGATGGCCCTGCTGTATTCACAGCAACAAGGGACGAATTTGTACCTAAACTTCTCGATGCAAGAGACGATTACGAACTAGCACAACTTTAACTGTCCGTAGCTCAATTGGATAGAGCAACAGCCTTCTAAGCTGTAGGTTACAGGTTCGACTCCTGTCGGACAGGCCAATTTGTATAAATAAAACGGTTATCAATGTTTAACCCATATAGGGACATTAAGTCCCAAGGAAGTAATATGAAAAGAATAATAAGCGCTTTATTCTTATTTACTGCCGTAGGATGTGCTTCAGTAGCAACTGGTATAGACACAGCTAGAAATGTAGTATCAACAACTGTTCAAACAGGCATGCAGGCGGGAGCCGACATGGTTGGAGCAGTAGCAGAAGATGTTTCTGATGTTGTTACAACAACTGCAAATGTTGCAGCTGGCGTTGTAGATACTGTAACTGATGAAGTACAGGATCAAGCAAAAGAGCTTGAAGTCAAAGAACCTGACTTTCCTACAAGTAAGTTAAAAGAAGACTAAGCGTACTCAACTGGTAGGGCGCATCATTTGATTTTGGTGGCCCTGCTTTTTTATGCACACTATTTACATCTTAAATACCTAAAAGTTACAAATACATTAATGTAAATAGAGTCACTATGTATAAATATAAGTGATATAGGATGTGCTTATATCACAATATTAACAAAATTTATAGGAGATGGTGTTATGACCACAGCTACTTTCGGCGAGGTAGCGAAGCTCATAGGAACCAATGTTGATAGACTAAGAGAGAATGACAAAGTTTGTCTAATCTGCGATGCGATTCAATTAGTAGCGATAATGATAGCTCCGTTACTTTTGCCAATAGGAATAATTTATGCCTCAATGCAAGGAGGTCTTTATTAATGAAGACTTTTAAGCGAGGACTTTTTTATGGGAAGCATATTATTATGTTAATGCCTTTGATAGGTGTTACATACATAATTATATCTTTCTATAATTATACCAGTTAATCTAGCTCATAGATCGGAAAGGGTGTCTTAGAGGCGCCCTTTTTTGTGCCTGATGTTATATATAGTTATAGCAGCAATGGAGAGAATGATGGCTAAAGTAATAGCATTGTTCACAGTAATGTTCATGCTTATTGGATGTGGCGCACATGTTAATATTTCAGCGTCAGCACCAAAAGGCAAAGACTTAGACATTACAGTTAAAACAACAGAATCACAGGGAAACTAGTAACTCAACAGACAAGCCCCTATGTTGAATTTCCTACAGGGCAATTAAAAGGACAATAAGGTCCTATGCGCTCTTTACATTTGCCCCTCACGAAAGTATAATAAATACTATTATGCGTAAGAAGAAACTAAAACTTAGAAATCCTGTAGCCCGTTATGCAAAACTGTTTAACAAGGCCACGGTAGTACCGGACAAAACTAAGTACAATCGAAAGAAGGATAAGAAAGTTTCTGAAGACGTAGATTAATAAAGGGGGAACCATATGCGTAAGTTATGGATAACATTACCAATATTATTTTTTGTAATGTATGCTGAGAGTATAGAGGCTAAGCAAAAAGAGATAGAATGTTTAGCACAGAATATATACCACGAAGCAAGGAGTGAGTCTACAGCAGGAAGAATGGCTGTGGCTCTTGTAACATTGAATAGAGTGAAGGATGAAAGATTTCCTAACACTATATGTGGTGTTGTAAAACAAACGAAGTATTATCCTAGTGGAAGAATAGATCTTCACTCATGCCAATTTAGTTGGTATTGTGATGGGAAACCAGACACAATAAAAGATGAGAACTGCTACAAAGATATTCTTTTAATTGCAGAAGTTATGTACACATACGAAACAGAAGACTTCACACAGGGTTCATTGTGGTATCACAGTCCTAAAGTAAAACCTAAATGGGCTATGGTATATAATAGAACAATAACAATAGACAACCATATCTTCTATAAAGATGTTGACTAAAGCAATCAATGGTCGTATAATTAGCACATGTTAACGGATTTACCTCATGTAATAGTAACAGGCGGATGTGGCTTTATAGGATCACACCTTACAAAAAATTTATTGGATAATGGATTTTGTGTAACAGTGGTGGACGACAACAGAACAGGAAGTGTATTCTTAAATCATAACAGCGTAGAATATCATAAATGTGATGTAGTTGATTTTAATCCTCACTTAAATTCTATAGAGCCACCATCTGCCATTTTTCATCTGGCAAATAGCCCTAGAGTTCGTAGAGCATTAGAGTATCCAACAGAGACTATTACAAATAACATAACAACAACCTGTGCAGTTGCAGATTGGGCTAGGATATTTAATTGTAAATTATTCTTTTCTACATCTTCAAGTACACAATATGTTGAGTCTCAAGGCAATCCATATACATTTAGCAAGGTTGTTTGTGAATCTATATTAGATATGTACAGAAAACTTTATGCTTTAGATTATGTTTTAATGTTTTATTATAATGTATATGGACCAGGTGAGGCAGACTATGGAGAGTATAGTACGGTTGTTAGAAAATTTAAGAATGATTATTTAGAAGGCAATCCCTTAACAGTATTTGGCACAGGTAAAAAAGAAAGAGACTTTACGCATGTAGATGATGTAATACAAGGCATCCTACAACTAATGGCAGATCCAACTCTTCCTTCTGTAGCACATTTTGGAAGTGGTGATCCTAAATCAATCTCATCAATAGCAGATTGTTTTAAGCACCCTATTGTACATTCGTTTGATAGAAAGGGAGAGGCAGAAAGAACACATTGCCAAAATCCATATATTCAATCCACGCATAATGTACATGATTATATTAAAGCGTGGGTTCAGGAGAATAAGAGTGGAACCAAGAGTAGTAATTGATAACACGATAGAGATGACAAAAGAAAAAGTAAGCGACATATTCCTAGTAACAAAAGAGTTCCATACTTCAACGGAATTTTCACAGTTTATAGAGAAAATGGCCTTTAATACTTCTTCACAGTGCATGGATATTGTATGTGATTATTGTATTAAAAAAGAGATAGAAATAGAAAGTGTTTCTAAATTTTTAACAGCATCTTTAAAAGCAAAAATTAAAGAAGAAGCATTAGATTTAAATTTATTAAAAGAAAAAAGAAAGAGTAAGTTGCCCCTGTGAAAATATTTTGTTCTATTGCATCATACCAAGATCCAATACTACCTTATACAATAAAATCTATTTTAGAAAATTCTAAATATAAAAATGATTTAGTATTGGGAGTATTTGATCAGTCTAAAGATATTCTAAAAGATCTTCCAGACAATGTGCGATATAAAACTTGTGATCCCGAAGATGCAAAAGGTGCCTGTTGGGCACGAAGTACAATACAAACAGATTTGTTTGAAGGTGAAGATATCTTTATGCAGATAGATTCTCATACATTATTTGAAAAAGACTGGGATAAAGATTTATTGGAAAAATATTCTAATTGTTTTAACTGGTTTGAGAAACCTATTATAACAGGATACCCAAGAGGCTTTGATGTTTTAGTTTCTAAGGGAGGATTTTTAAATACAGATGAAGAGTATATATTTAGAATAACAACAGACGACTCCGATCAAACACACGCATTACAATTACATCTACCTTGGGTAAGAGGCTACAACCCTGGTCAAATGGCACATGTCATACCAGGTAAAAAATATTTTAGAGGCTTTGCCATGGCAGGTGGAGGCATATTTACAGAAGGCAAATGGGTTGAAGAAGTTCCATACGATAAAGAAATATATTTTAACGGAGAAGAAGCAACACTTGCTTTACGATCTTTTACACATGGCTATGATATGGTGCATGTACCTAACTTGCCTTTATATCACTGGTACAATACAGAAGAAATAGAATTAAAAAGAGAATTACATTGGGACGGCAACCCAGAAGAAAAAGAAAAAATTATAAACGAATCTTTTAAAAAAGTAGATAGAGTTCTACAAGGCAAAGTTACAGACAAATATGGTATAGGTAACAAAAGAACATTAAAAGAATATGCAGATTTAAGTGGTATGGATTATGAGAATAAATTAGTACATATAGGTAAATCCACTTTTATAGATTATGAAAATAAAGAATTAAGTTTAGATGAGGACTTTGAATAGTGGAGCCTTTCAAAGCATATAAAATACATGTTGCAATCAAAGAACATTTTTGGAGCAAGTATGATATGCAGAAGTGGCCGTATGCTTTTAAAGACAAATACAAGTATGGTACAGCAATTAATATACCATATAAAGTATTTGAATCTAAACAAGGACTGCCTGGTATGTTTGAAATGGTATGTGATAAATTCAAACAACCTGAATTTGTAGCATTGTCTGTTGCTAACGCTGTAGCTGGTGATAGAAGATGTGGCATGCCTTATGGAATAAGTAGCCAACAAATATTCAAAGATTGGATAAGTAGGCGAGACAAAATTGGATACACATTTGGACAAGATCTGGATACAATAGATAATGCAGATCAAATTCTAATGAGTACTGATAACGATCATCCTATAGAACTGAGGTTGTTGTTAGGTAAACATATAACAATAGAAAGCGTGGTTATATTAAACCAACTACAACCGTTCTTAGATGATTA